CCGTCAAAGATCTCCGAGGCCGGGTTGCGCGCCGGGTCGCGCCAATAGCCCGTCATCGCGCGCAGGTATTGCAACTGGATGAACTCATCCCGCGCGCCGGTGGAATGGCGCGGCAGGCTCGATTCCGAGGATTTCGGATCAAGGAACTTGTTGGGCTCGTTGGTGCCCTTGTCCACCGCCGCACAGCCATATTCGGTGAAGCGGATCGGCTTTGATTGCGGCACCCATGCCGTCGGGGTCTCGCTGCGCACGCCCCCCACCCGGTCGTGATGGGCATTGCCCCACCAGCCCCGCAGATCCTTGAACCGCCACACCCACGGCTCGCCATATGCGTCATCGGTGATCGGTTCGCGCCGCTGCGCCGCGCGCGCCTCCTCGCCGGGATAGAACCAGTCAAACCCCTCGCCGCCCTCGATATTGGCGTGCAGGTAACCCAGATCGTAGATCGAGCGCCACGCCTGCGCATCAAGATGATCATATCCCTCGCGCCAATCCGACAGCGGCATGTAATTGTCGATACCGATGAAATCGATATTGTCATCGGCCCAGAGCGGATCGAGATGAAAGAACCGATCGCCATCCCCCGGCTGATAGCCGAAATATTCCGACCAGTCGGCGGCATAGCTGATCTTCACCTCCGGCCCCAGCAGCGTGCGCACCTCGCCCGCCAGCGCGATCAACTGCGCCACCGCCGGAAAGCTGTTGCCCGCCCCCCTTACTTGCGTGAGGCTGCGCATTTCCGAGCCGATGCAAAAGCTCTCGACCCCGCCCGCCGCCGCACAGAGCGCCGCCTGATGCAGGATGAACCGACGATAGGACCACTCATCCGGGCCGTGATAGCTGACCGGGCTCGCCTTGACCGCCCCGCCAAAGCTCAAGAGATCAAGCGCGCCCGTCCCCGGCACCCCCACCGGCACCGCCGCCACCGGCGTCACGGTGAAATCAGCCGCCCGCGCCGTGCCGAAAAACGCCGCCACCTCCGCCTCTGCCGCCGCCGTGCCATCGGGGCTGCCATCGCGCCCCGGTGCCTTGGAGGTGGTGATCCGCCCGCGCCACGGCAACACCGGCTGACCCTCGGCATCGCTCCACGGATCGGGTAACCCGTTGCCCGCCATCTGCTCCATCAGGATGAACGGATAATAAAGCACCTCCTGCCCCGCCTGTTTGAGCGCGAGGATCGCCTCCACCACCGCCTGATCGCTGGGCGTGCCGCCATAGACCTCGCGGCCCCCGGCATCCTTGGGCACCTCGCCCGCCGCCCCGCGCGTGAGGCTCGAGACGGTCCAGGGCATGTTGGCCGACTCGAATGTCTTTTTCTCGACGCGCGGGCGGATCTGGCACGCACCGCAGCGCAGATCGTCGCCGAACCAGCTCACCACCAGAGAGGCCGCGCGCACCTGCGGCAACTCCTCGCGCAACGCCTCCAGCACCACGGCGAAATCGCTGCGCGCGCCGGGGGTGTTGACGTTCACCATCCCCTTGGAGCCAAAGCCAAAATCCATCGCCACCGGCGTCGTGGCCAGCGTATATTCGCCGGTGCCGGGCAGGATCGCGACCCCGCGCAGCGCGTGCACCGGATCAAGATCGGCCCCGTCGCCGCCCGCCTGCGCCGGGCGGCACAGCTCAAAGCTGAACTGCGGCACGCGGGTGCCGAATTGCGAGAGGTCCAGATCCTCGATCACCACATAGGCGGTGCCGCGATAGGCGGGCACGGTGCCTGCCCCCTCCACCGCCTCGATGAGCGGATCGGGAAGCTGATCGCGCGAGCCGGGATAGACCCGCATGTTGAGGCTGTCGGGCGCAATTTCCGTGCCGTCGGCCCAGACGCGGGCCACGCGCGAAATCTCGCCCTCGCAGAGCGCCAGCGCCAGGCTCACCGAATAGCTGATCTCGCGCACCGTCGGCGTGGCGGGGCGCGGGCTGCCCTTGCCGCCGCCGCTGCGCCCCGGCGTCACGGTCACGCGCTCGCGGAACTCGGTGGCCCAGATCACCTGGCCCGCCACCCGCATCCGCCCGTAAACCTGCGCGATGGCATCGCCCTCGCCAGAGCCGGTCAACCGCAACCGGTTGACGCGACCGGTCTCGACCACCTCCGAGCCCTGCCCCAGCAGCCGCTGGTCGATCGAGCGCCCGATCACCGCCCCCGCGAACCGCCCCAGCGTCACCGAGGAAATCCCCAGAACCGAGCCACCGACCGCGCCGCCGATGGCGGCCCCGGCGGCGGAAAGAAGAATCGTTGCCATGTTATCTCTCCTCAGGAAAGGCGAATCGCGCCACGATTCGCCGCCGCCAGGGCGCGCTCAGCGTGGTTTCGACCACGCCATGCCCCGCATAGGCGTGGATGAACCGCGCCCCCGGTCCCGCCTGCGCCATGATGCCCAGATGCTTGGCCACGCCGCCGTCGCGCATCCGGAACAGGATCACATCGCCCGCCACCTCGGCCCCGAGGGGGCGCGCCACCAGATGCCGCGCCGCCGCACGCCAGAGCACCTCGTCGCGGGCAGGCTCGGACCAGTCCATCGAATAGGCGGGCGGGCGTTCGGGCTCGTGGCCCATCACCTCGCGCCAGACGCCCCGCACAAGGCCCAGGCAATCGCAGCCCGCGCCCCGGCACGCCGCCTGATGGCGGTAGGGCGTGCCCAGCCAGCCGCGCGCCGCCGCCACGACCTGCTCTGCCCGCGCGCTCATCGCCTGCGGCTCCCGCCGTCAAGACGCGGCGATTTGGTCGGATCGGTAATCACCCAGTCATCGCCGGGAATATCCGGGAAGCCTTGAAAATTCAGCAGGTTGTCGAACTTGAATTGGCACGTCATCCGGCGCTTGTCGCACCCCGCCTCGATCCGCAGCCCGTCGCCCGGCACCACAACTGCCCCCAGCGGATGCCATAGCTCGATCACCCGGCCCGACCCTTCCATACGGTCGCGTTTTATCATCCCCGCAAGGCCCTGCGCCGCGCCGCTTGTCACCCGGATAACGCCATGCCGGAACCAATCCTCGGCAAAGCCGCCCATATCGGCAAAGCGAAACACGCGGTTATCCACCACATCTTCCGCCGCGCACTCGGAAACATACCCAGGCGTATTGAGGTCAAAGGTGCAGTCGCGATCGCCAAGAATGGCGCTGCACGATGTCTGATAGACCCGCCCCAGCGGCACGTTGAGCGCATCCGTCAGCCCGCGCAACTCCGCCTCGAACGCGCCGCCCGCGCGGCGGATATCACCGATGGTCCCGGCAAAGACCACCACCCGCTGCGCCACGTCGCGCCAGTTGACGATCCACGCCCGCACGGCCGCACCGTCATAGCGTCCGGCCTCGATCTCGGCCTCGGTGATGGCTCCGTCCGACAGCGCGCCCAACGCCTCGGTATTGTTCACCGAAAGCCCGGTGCCCGCCGCCACCGCGCGCGCGCTCATCCCCGTGCCGGGGCGAAACGCGATGCCGTCAAAGCTGAACGCCCGGTCGTGATCGGTAAAGCCCATCACCCCCCCGTCGCGCCGGGTCAGTGCCCAGGCCCGGCAGGTGGTGCTCACCCCCTGCCCCAGATGCGCGGCCAGCGCCTCGGCCCCGGTCATACCCGGATCTCCACCACCGGCACATTGGGCACCTCGCCCGCCTGAAACGAGGCAAGGCTCACCGCGATGCGGTCGGTGTCGAACCGCACCGGCACGTCGAATTCATAGCCTGCGGTCACCGGCACGCCCCGGTTGGGCGGCTCGGCAAAGGTCACGATCCCGGTGGTCTCATCCACCCCGTAATGCACCCCCTCGCGCATCTCGACGCCGCCCAGCCCCATGCGCACGCTGCCCTTGACCGGCTTGACGATGGGGCGCCGGGCCTCCTGCGCGCCCGAGCGATAGCTCTTGCGCAACTGGAACGCCGTCGCGGCATCGTCGCCCACCCCGATCTCCTGGTCGTCAAAGGCGGGCGCGGCCCCGGCGCGGGAGGATTTGAAATCGCTCCAATCCTTCCAGCGAAAACCGTAAAGCTGCCCCTGCCGCGCCTCGAAAAACGCGATCAGCGCCTCGATATCGTCAAGGCTGCGCAGCGCCACGCCCGCGTCATAGCGCCGTCGCGCCTGCGCCCAGGGGCTGTTGCGCTCCTCGAAACCGCTCGCCAGCGTGACGATCTCGGTCAGCCGCTCC